ATGTGATTTCGGGCTATGCCAGCCTGTTTGGCGCGCGCGATCAGGGCGGGGATATTGTGCAAAAGGGGGCCTATGCGGCCAGCCTTGCCCGCCTAAAACAGGCCAGGCGCGCGGTGAAAATGCTGTGGCAGCACGACCCCGCCCAGCCGATTGGCGTGTGGGACGAGGTGCGCGAGGATACCGCGGGCCTGTGGGTGAAGGGCCGCATTTTAACGGCGGTGGACCGTGGACGCGAGGCGGCGGCGCTGCTGGACGGCGGCGCGATTGACGGGCTGTCCATCGGCTATCGCACGATCAAATCGACTAAGGGCGCCGATGGGGCGCGGCTGTTGACAGAATTAGAGCTGTGGGAAGTGTCGCTTGTCACCTTTCCCATGCTTGCCGAGGCACGGGTTTTGGCCAAAAGCGATGATGGCGCGGGCGAAACCTGGGCAGACCTGACCGCGATGCTGAACGAGGCGCGGCATACCCTGACCCTGTAACGCGCCATAGTTTGCGCAACCCAAAAAGGACAGAACGATGACCGAGAGACAGGCTCGGGTCGATGGCGGCTTGCCATCTGCCCAAACCCCAGCTGGCGAGGCCAAGGCCGCACTGGCAGAATTTCTGAACGCTTTCAAAGGCTTTCAGAGCGACGTGTCAAAATCATTGCAACAACAGGAAGAGCGACTGACCATGCTGGATCGTAAAACCATGACCTATGGCCGCCCCGCGCTAAGTGCGGCTGCCGAACAAGACGTGCCCCACAAAAAGGCCTTTGGGGCCTATCTGCGCAGCGGCGATGACGATGGCCTTCGCGGCCTGCATTTGGAAGGCGAGGCGATGTCCACCGCAGTGGCGGCGGATGGCGGTTATTTGGTGGATCCGCAAACGGCGGATTCCATCCGGTCGATGTTGGTGTCCACATCCAGTCTGCGCGCCATTGCCAATGTGGTGCAGGTGGAAGCGACGTCTTTCGACGTGCTGGTAGATCGCAGCGAAGTGGGCAGCGGCTGGGCCTCCGAAGTTGCGGCCACGGCAGAAACCGCCAGCCCCCAGATCGAACGTATTTCGATCAAACTGCACGAGCTTTCTGCCATGCCAAAGGCCAGCCAGCGTTTGCTGGACGATAGCGCCTTTGACGTGGAAGGCTGGCTTGCGGGCAAGATTGCCACCCGCTTTATCCGCGCCGAGGCATCTGCCTTTGTCAGCGGTGATGGCGTGGACAAGCCTAAGGGTTTCCTGAACGCCACCAAAGTGGCCAATGGCAGCTGGACCTGGGGCAATTTGGGTTATGTGCCCACGGGGGCTGCTGCCGATTTTGCCACCACCAATGCCGCCGATTGCATCATCAATCTGGTCTATGCTTTGGGCGCTGATTACCGCGCCAATGCATCCTTTGTGATGAACAGCAAAACGGCGGGCGCGGTGCGCAAAATGAAAGATGCCGATGGGCGGTTCATGTGGTCAGACGGTTTGGCGGCAGGCGAGCCTGCCCGCCTGATGGGATACCCCGTGCTGGTGTGCGAAGATATGCCTGATATCGCAGCAAATGCCTATGCGATGGCCTTTGGTGATTTCAACGCAGGCTACACCATTGCCGAACGCCCCGATCTGCGCATCCTACGCGACCCGTTCAGCGCCAAGCCCAATGTGCTGTTCTATGCCAGCAAGCGTGTGGGCGGCGATGTGACCGACTTTGCGGCGATCAAGCTGCTGAAAATCGCAGTGTCCTAAGCTGCGTCTGTGCATCGCTGGCCCGATGGCCAGGGATTTGCCCCCGCGCCATGCGGTGCGGGGGCGGTTTGGGCCAGATGGCCCCCCACTTTCCACCCTGGATTTTGCGCGGCCTTTTGCTGCGCCTGCGATGAAAGGCAATAAAATGTTGCTGACCGAACTTTCGACACCGCCTAGCGGGGATTTGCCCATCGCGGCGCTGAAGGATCATTTGCGCCTTGGCACGGCCTTTGGCACAGATGGGCTGCAAGACGGCATGATCGAGGCGCATCTGCGCGCCGCCATTGCCGCGATTGAGGCGCGCATTGGTAAGGTGCTGCTGGCGCGCAGTTATCGCCTAACTTTGCCTGATTGGCGCGATTTGTCACAGCAAAGCCTGCCTTTGGCCCCTGTGGTGGCGGTGACCAAAGTGTCGGTGTTTGATGTGCAGGGGGTGGAAATGGTGCTGGACGGCGCGCGATACCGCGTGCAGGCCGATATGCACCGCCCGAAATTGGTGTCGGTGGGCATGTTGTTTCCTGTGGTGCCGAGTGATGGGCGCATCGAGATTGAATTTAGCGCGGGCTTTGGTGCGGTTTGGGCCGATGTGCCTGCCGATTTGGCCCAAGCGGTGCTGCTGCTGGCGGCGCAGTTTTACGAGATGCGCCATGATGCGGGGACGCAGGCCCAAGGGTTTGGCCTGCCGATGGCGGTGCAATCGCTGATCGAACGGTATCGCAATATCCGTGTTTTGGGCGGCGGGCCAGGTAAGGGCGGCGCGAAATGAGCGCGCCGCAGTTGAACCATCTGCTGGTGTTGGAACAGGCGACGCGCGCCCCCGATGGCGCGGGCGGATTTACCAGCGTTTGGGCCGAGGTCTGCACCCATTGGGCAGAAATCACATCGGGCGCGGGGCGCACCACGGCGGGGGAAGAGGTGTTTGTCAGCCAAGTTCCCTATCGCATCACGCTGCGCGCCGCCCCCGTGGGCAGCGTCGCCCGCCCGCGCCCCGATCAGCGCCTGCGCCTTAATACCCGCATTTTCACCATTCTGGCCGTGGCCGAACGGGATGCTTCGGGCCGCTATGTGGTGTGCTTTTCCCGCGAGGAGGTTCCTGCATGAGTTATTTAGCCAGTGCCGCGCTGCAAGCGGCGATTTTTGCCAAGCTGACGGCCACAGCCGCCCTATCGGGCGTGTCGGTGGTGGATGCTATGCCGCCCGGAACGCCTGCGGGCAGCTTTGTGCTGCTGGGGCCAGAGGTGGTGGTGGATCAATCCGACAAAACCGGCGCAGGGGCCGAACACCGTGTGGAAATTGCGGTTATTTCGGATGCGAGCGGATTCATGACCGCCAAAACCATCGCCGCGGCTGTGTCTGATGCGCTGGTAGGGGCCAATCTGGCCCTGACTGTGGGGCGGCTGGTGTCGCTGACCTTCATCCGCGCCGATGCGCTGCGGCTGGAAGATGGCACCACGCGGCGGATTGATTTGGTCTTTCGCGCGCGGATCGATTTGGCTGCTTAACCCGACCCAAATTTGCCTTGATAGGAGAATGACATGGCTGTTCAAAACGGAAAAGACCTGCTGATCAAAGTGGATATGGTGGGCAATGGCACCTTCGAGACGTTGGCGGGGCTGCGGGCGACGCGGCTGTCGCTGAACACGGAAACGGTAGATGTGACATCGCTGGAAAGCACGGGCGGCTGGCGCGAATTGTTGGCCGGCGCGGGGATGAAAACTGCCGCCATTTCGGGTAGCGGGGTGTTTCGCGATGCCAACACCGATTTGCGCGCGCGGCAGATTTTCTTTGATGCTGAAATGCCCAATTTTCAGGTTATCATCCCCGATTTTGGCGTGATCGAGGGGCGTTTCCAAATTACCGCGCTGGATTATGCGGGCAGCCATAATGGCGAGGCGACGTATGAAGTTGCACTCGCCTCGGCGGGCGCGCTGACGTTCTTGGCGCTGTAAGGGGCGGGCATGGGCAACCCTTTTGCGGGCGAGGTGGTGGTGGCGCTGGACGGGGTGGACCATCCCGCCAAGCTGACGCTGGGCGCGCTGGCCGAATTGGAATCCGCTTTGGGCGAGGACAGCCTGATCGCGCTGGTGCAGCGGTTCGAAGCGGGGCGCTATTCCAGCCGCGATGTGCTGGCGCTGTTGGTGGCGGGCCTTCGCGGGGGCGGCTGGCGCGGCGGGGCGGGCGATTTAACGGCTGTTACCTTTGGCGATGCTGCGGGCACCGGGCCAATGGCGGCGGCGCGGGTGGCAGCGCAGCTGCTGGTGCGCGCGTTTTCGCTGCCGCAGGAGGGGTGAGCCATGCGCGCGGGCCTTGATTTTGCGCGCTTTGATTTTGTGGGGCTTTTGCGCGCGGCGCTGGCCCCGCAGGCGCTGGGGGGGCTGGGGCTGCGCCCGCACCAGTTTTGGGCACTGACGCCGATAGAGGTGCAGCTGATGCTGGGCCGCGAGGCGGGCGGCGCGCTGATGAGCCGCGCGCGGCTAGAGGAACTTGCCGCCGCATATCCCGATGGGAAAGGACCAAAAGATGACGCAAGTGCAGGATTTACAGGTGCAGATCGACGCGCTGGAG